GAAAATCCTGACAGTGGTAAATTACTGATAATGTTAAATAACAAGGGGGAATTAGTAGCGAGAGCTCTAATATGGTATAATGTTTTTGTTGTTGATGATCCAGCAAATCCAACAAAAGGAACTTTATTAGATAGAATTTATTACACAAACGAATCTGATGTGAATATATTTATAGATTACGCCAAAAAGAATGGATGGTGCTATAAATTACATCAAGTTAAAGATTGTATAACATTTGTTTTTAACGGTAAAGTTGTTGAAAAACCAATAACAACAAGACTAGCTAAGCATGGTCTCTTCAAAAAATATCCGTATATAGATACTTTATGTTTCTATACACCAAACACTGGTAGAATATCAACATCAAGAGGAAGACCAGCTAAAAATCCAAACACTGGTGAAATCATGCTTAGATTACAATTACAAAAAACAAATGGTGGATTTAAAAAACTTAGAGAATCAAATTAAACTATTTAAAAATGGCAATATATAATTACACAGGATTTCTAAATGAATCAACAAACATCCAATTTTTTATATCTCAAAAGCTAGAAAAAATATTAAAACATATTAACGATCCAATATCTAATGCTATTTTACTAGCAGAGACAGAAAAGAAAGAATATGATATAACATATTTGGACTGTACTAGTGGAGACAAAAATAAGATAGATAGAATATCTTTTTTACCATCAGCAAAAGTAGAAGTTGGAAATATACATGATCCAAACTGGACAGCCAAAAGCAGACAAGAGATGGCAGTGGGGAGAGTTGTTAATAGATTGTTCCCAAACACTTTTAGTAACGCTCAAGTCGAACAATTTGTCAACGCTTTTAAAGCTAAAATAAGTGAAAGTGTATCTAATTTCAGATTAGTTGACGGTGAAGATATAAGGAAGTATTATTTAGTTGATAATTATGAAGAAAAGAATAGAGGAGACATAAATAATTCTTGTATGAATAACAAAGAATCTCAGCCATTTTTAAATATTTATGTGGAAAATCCAGAAAAATGTAAATTATTGGTTTTAATGAGTGATAAATATCCTGATAAAATAAAAGGTAGAGCTTTGGTATGGATGGGGTTAAGGAAACCAATCGGAAAAGTTTACTTAGATAGAATTTATACAGTAAACGATTCAGATGAAGAATTGTATAAAAATTATGCTGCAGAAAGAGGATGGTTATATAAAAATAGACAAATAATGAATGACGTGTCTTATGTTGAAGACGGTAAAGTAATAAATAGCTCGGTGGCTATAGTTTTAAATCCAGCTAAATACAAACAATATCCATCATTAGACACATTATCGTACTACACCCCATCGACTGGTAGATTGGGTAGTAATGCTGGAAACTATATAAAAGGACATCCAAGAATAAGATTAGACAGCGCTGGTGGTGGGTACTCGAAAATAGATAGAGAATAATAAAAATCTTACCTAAAAAAATAGTTAAAATATGGATTGTTATGAGCCCAAGTTCATGGGAGTAGCAGACAATATAATTAAAACAGAGCACGATCGTTACGATAAGAGTTTGAAATTATATTATAAACACGATCTCGATAGAAAGTGTGTTATGAATGTAATTAAATACCTAAACAACACTGATTGGAAAAATTATAAATTCAATCAATATAGTGTTAAGAAGAACGGTGAAGGTTTTGTTATTACGCTTAATTATATTGTTCCAAAAATAAAATAGAAACGGATTTCTTAAATATGTATAGATCAAAAACTGATCTATATGAGTGATAAAGATATCTATTATATTTTCATAGAAGATGATGAAAATAAATGTGTTGTCAAATCTGTAAAAGAATTTGATTGGGTTTTGTACGTCATTATGGGAAAAGATCCATATGAATTAGAATGTTCTTATTCTAATAAATTATATATAGATGATATAATGGATATGTCCAGAGATGAATATGATTACGTTGAAGAAATATCTTTTTCTGACATAGACGATTATATGTCATAACACTCAGATTGGAAAAAATCCATTTTTTTTTGTTAATATATATTTTTGAATTGTATCTAAAAATTACGAAATGTAAAAGATATAAAAAATAAAAAAAACTATGAGTCATTTAAACGAACATAGATTATTCAAAGGGAGAAAATCAGAAGAAATAAGAAGAATTAAAGAATCAAACGAACCAGGTTTGAATGTTTTTAATGATGAAGGGATAGATAAAAAATTAAATAATCTTTTGGGATTTGATGATTTTGATAGTATTTGAAAACCAGCTGAACAAAAATCAACAAAAAGAACTGATGTTGGTTTAGATATCATAAAAGAAAAAAATTCTCTAAATGAAGAAGCTATTTATACAATAAAAGAAAAAATTTCAAAACTCAAAAAGATGGCAGAAGAACTTAAAGAAATGGAACTTGATGACAAGTATATTCAAATGGAGATTGAGGAATTAGAATATGATCATAGAAGAGAACGTCACCATCAAAGACAACCTATAAAACATAATGTGATCATCAAGAAAGATAGAGATTATCCTCCAGATTGGGGAGATGGTAAATCAACTTTTAATTAAAAAATAAAAAAAAAATAAACAGATATGAAAAACTTAAAATTAGAATTATTTAACTTTAAAAACAGATTGACTTTTGATCAAACTGATATCTCGAGCCTTGTCGAAGGATTTATTATCAATTATGATAATTTTTCAGAGAAAGAACTTGTTAAAGCTGTTAATGAGAGACTTTTAAAGTACACTTATGACACTGATGTAAAAAGATTTCTAGAGAGCCTAGATTCTGAAATCAAATCTTATCCTTTAGTTTATGAATTGAAAGATTTATACAAAAGAGTAGAAAGAGAAAATCAAGGAATGTTATATCGTCAGCCTTTAAATGTTATATTAGAAATTATTAACAAAGACAACGATGATGCTAGAATGGAAAGCATCCTCAATGAATTGCGTATGTATGACTGGGTTCCAGAAATTAAAAGATTCGTATTCAATTTAATGAAATCTCCACTTGAAAGACAAAATATGTCTAATTCAGGAAAAGGAGAAAAAATCTACACAATAGTAGAAAAAGTAGAAAATGGATATATGGCATATATCGCAGATAGATGGTTTATAATAGATGAAAGTGAAATCAAACAAGTTCTAGCTGAAGATTTTATAGAGGATGATGATAAAATTAAAGAAATTAGAATTCTTGAGCAGTGTATGAAACTTTCTAGCATAGAAGATGATAAAGTATCATTTAAAATTGACGAAAATGTCATGGTTAGCTTATCTACAAAGAACGACAAAGCTTTATTTATAAATGAAGAAAAATTGGATCCAGAAACTACTCTTGAAAATGTTTTCAATTCACCTATTATTCCTTATCTTAAGAGAGATTATTTTATGTTAATCAACACATTAATGGAAAATCTTAACAATCTAGTGGAATTGGACATAGCTCTTAAAGTTACTAATATTTTAAATCCTTATTTAGAATCTTATGTTTTCAATTACAAAGATAAAATGTATTGTTATAATAGAGATATTCGTACAGGTAATTCATTTTACGCTTATGAATCAGTTAACGAGCTTATCAATGATATCAAGAAAGAGTTGGATTATGACTTAACACATTTCTTTGAAAATAAATTATCTAAGGAAATGAAACAATTAAAAACTTTAGAAGATAAAGAAAAATCTATTGAATTAAAAATTAAAGATGTTAATGAAGCTATCGATGAATTAAAGAATGAACAAGAATTATTAAACATTGACAAAGATCTTAAATTAACCTTCGATAATCTTTTAGTACATAGACACAATTTATACAGAGAGTTAAACGAAGCAAAAAACAAAAGAGTTCAATTTAAGAAGACTTTAGTTAAATAATTTATTTTATTTTTAGTTAAAAATCCCATGCTTTAATTAGTATGGGATTTTTATTAAATATAAATAAAAAAATCAAACTTTGTGATAATATTAACATATAACTTCCAATTGATTATTAGGACATTATAAGCATTAATTTTTAGATAGTTAGCAAAATATTGATTATTAGGCATTCACAAAAATCAGAGCACTTCTATCCCAAGTTACGAATTTAATTAAAAAATAAAAAATTAAAAATTTTTTCAAAAATAATTTTTTAACATGGCTAATTATTTAGACGACGATGAATTGTACTACGAAATTGTTCTATCAAAAGGAAAAGGGTTCCTAACCAAAAAAGCTGAAAGAATGCTTATATTAATCGGAGAAAATATGATACGTAAAAAGAGACATATGTATAAAACACAAGATGACAAAGATGACTGCTTACAATCTGGTCTTCTATTTATGTTTCAAAAATGGATGAATTTTAATGAGAAAAAATATAGATTGGCTCTACCATATTTTTCAGAGATATTCAAACGTGGAATGGCTGCTGGATATAACGAATTAACACAAAAAAAAACAAATTGCGAAAGAGTTACGATGATAAGCTTAGATTCCAGTAACGATGGCGATGGTTTTCATAATATATAAAAATAAAAAAAGGTCATTTTAGAAAAATTTGACCTTTTTTATTTATATATAATGTAAAGATAAAGTAAATATAAAGATGGAAAAGAATAAAAAAATTTTATTTAATTTCAGAATTCATAAGGAGTTATATGATTATCTTTTAAAAAAATCCAAAGATAATTACACCACCATGACACAATATATAATTGATTTAATCAAAAAAGACAAAGAAAGAAATGATTAAAATTTGTAGTAAATGTAGAGAAGAGAAGGAACCACTATGGAGAAAAGACAACTTGAACAAATGGTTGAATTTAAAAAGAAAATTAAACGATAATGGGTTATCGAGCTAGACCTAATTCGCCTAAGAGGGCTGATGGGAAAGATAAATATGTTCAAGGACAATATAATCTAACATATCCGTCAAAATATCTAGGTGATCCTACTTGCATATGGTTTAGATCTTCTTGGGAATATAAATTATACTTTTTCCTAGATAATAATCCTAGAGTTCTTCATTGGAATGTTGAAGGTATAACGATACCTTATGAAATAATGGAAAATGAAAGATGGACCACATGCAGATATCATCCTGATGCTTACGCCGAAATCCAAAAATTAGATGGCACTATAACAAAAACAGTTATTGAGATAAAACCTTATAAGGAGACCATTCCACCAGAGTCACCAAAAAGAAACACTGCAAAATCATTAGAAAACCATGAATATAGAATGAAAATGTATATTAGAAATCTAGCTAAGTGGAAAGCTGCAAAAAAACACTGTGATAAAATTGGCGTTGATTTTGTTCTCATGACAGAAAGATATTTTGAAAATACTCAAGTAAAATTATTTTAATAAATGGAAAATTATAAAGGTAACGAATCATTAGCATCATATTGTCAATCTTTAATATGGCAGTATAATGAAAATATGAAAAGAATTGTTACCGAATCTACTGATGACATATTCGGGATGATAAAAAACCAAACATTAGAGTTAAGAAGAACTCTAAGAAATTCTATAACAAAGGGGAAGTTCTATTTAATTAGATACAATTATAATGGCAACAAATTATGGTGTCCAATTTTTGTTATAGATGACAGATATAACGCTGAATTACAAAAAAGAATAATATATGCGGTGAACTTTGATTATCTTCCATACAGATATAAAATAGCTTATATGGACAAGATATTTAAAATGCTTATGCCTACGATAATAAAAAATAATTCTATTAACGAAAGAGGGGATAGTGTGAATGGCGAAGTGCCGTTAAAGGTAAATTTTGAATCTATTTATAAAACATTAAAAGATAATGGTGGATTTAATTTTGCTATAACTGGATTTGATTATTCTAAAATAGTTGGAATGGAAAGAGGTCAAGCAGAAATATATGGAATATCAACTTGTCTTTTACCAAGATTTCTTTTTATAGACACAAAAATAGTAAACAGTAAAATTATGATGGAAGCTATTAAAGACTCAGATATAGAATTAGAGAAATTAAAGTTACAAGAAATTCTTGATCTTTACGAACAAAATGTTAAAGATTATGACAATGACATTAAAGATTATTATCAAAGATTAAAATTAATAGAAAATAAGTATAAATTATATCAAAATATTGAATGACATTTCGGACAGAAATATTTAATATATAACAAAAAGAAATTGAAATAAAAAATGGCTACTTACGACAGATATAGAAGGAACCAAACAAATTCAACGAATTTTGGATTGTTCAATAAGATACTAAGGGGTCTCTCTACTATGTTTGGAAATTTAGAATATAATGACATGAGAATTAGAAATTCTTATGCTATAGGAGTACACGAAGAAACCACAGATGTTCTTTACCAACCAAATAGTTCAAATATGTATGATTTATTTACAAAGAAAACTATAGCTCGTTTTCTTGATAAAAAATCGATTGCGTATTTAGATAGAACTTATCTAGATAAAAGAAAAATTCTAAGACAATATAGTATAAAAGATGAGATGAAAGATTTTATCACACAAATCGCTGATGAATGTATAATATACGATGACAACAATAGATTTTGTCATGTTAAAGATCTCCCAAATAGTTATGATCAAACAATAAGACAAAAATATCAAGAAACTTTCACAAAATTAATAAACACATTTAATTTTAATGAAGGTCAAATAGCTTGGCAATATCTTAAAAATCTTTTAATCGATGGTTATATTTCTTATGAAATAATATACGATGATAAACAAAAAAATATAATAGATCTAGCTCCATTAGATCCTATAACATTAATTGTGGCCACAGATCCAAATACAAATACAATGATTTGGATTCAACATCCAGACAATCCCCAATTGAGAAAAATTTTACTGGATTCTCAAATTATTTACATATCATATTCCAATAATAATGAATATGGTGAAACATCTTATGTTGAAAATTTAATTAGACCTTATAACCAATTAAAAATGATTGAGCAAGCGAGATTATTATATAATATTAATCAAGCATCAATTTATAAAAAATTTATAATACCAGTTGGAGGATTAACTAGAACTCAAGCCGAACAACAAATTTATGAATTGATGAGTGAATATCACGATGACGTTCAATGGGATGAAAGAATGGGGACAGTGTCCATAAATGGCAGTACTAATATTCCATTCAGTAAAGATTTCTGGTTTCCTGAAGGTAATGCTGGTACACCAAATATGTCTATCGAACAACCAACCCAGGTTAATTTAAATGAGGATATTGTTCTACAATGGTTCTATAAGATATTAAAAAGAGCTAGTAAATTACCTTTCCAAAGATTTGATGAAGAAAATGGTGGTGGTGGATATGCTTATGATTCTAACGCAACCATAACAAGAGATGAAGTTAAATTTAAGAATTACATAAACAGAATTAGAACAATATTTAAGGAAATAGTACTAAAACCTTTGAAAATTCAAATGGTGTTAGATTTTCCAGAATTAAAGGATGATATCATTTTTAACGATGCTATTAGACTTGATTTTATTTCTGATACATTATTTGAAGAGTGGAGACATTTAAAGAATATAAGTGAAAGAGCATCAATAGCTCAAACTCTAAGCTCGTCTTTAATGGACGCCGAAGGAAAATCATATCTCAGCATAGAATGGATAGTAAGACATATTATGAAATTTACAGACGCTGATATTGAAGAAAACGAGAAATATAAAATGCTAGAACGTAAAAGAATGGGAGGAGCTGGCGGACCAGAAGCTCAAGGTGGATTCCCAGGCGGTGGTGGAGGATTCGGAGGCGGTGAATTCGGTGGTGGAGGAGCTCAATTCGGAGGCGGCGAATTCGGCGGAGGCGGCGGAGGCGGCGAATTCGGCGGAGGCGGCGGAGGCGGCGAATTTGCTCAAGGTGGAGAATTTGGAGCCCAAGGCGGTCAGTTTGGAGCCCAAGGCGGTGCTCAATTGGGGGCTCAAGGCGGTGCTCAATTGGGGGCTCAAGGCGGTGGTCAAGCTACTCAAACTCAAGGTGGTCAAGCTACTTTTTAATAAATTAAAAAATTATATAAAAAACACTATCTCAGAGAGATAGTGTTTTTTTATGCATAAACGCCTAATTTTCAAAATGGAAAAAATAGGGTTTTTATTGTTAATATATACTAAAAAAAAGTACCATTACATGAAGAATGTTCTGATTGTTGAGAATTCTCTAAATGGGTTAGAAAAAATCAATGAATCTATTGCCCCGTCTGGTAAAAGACAATATATTTTGGGCGGTATCTTTACTGAGTTTGGAATTAAAAATCGCAATGACAGGATTTATAATGCTGATAAATTCTTACCACATTTGGACGAATTACTCGAAAGGAAAAAAACACT